ATCTGAAAACTCTCCTTTGTATATTTGTATCTGTTGAAAACAAGTATCATAATCATAGTAAACCCTCTCAGATGCCATTCTTACACATTGATCTTCTACATTCAAAGAACCTTGAATACATAAAAATCCTATCATAAAAAATTTAAGCATTAGTCCTCCTTATCAATATAAATTAGTTCAACTTTAAGTTTGTTCTGTTCCGTGGTCGTTGTTCTATTAATCTTTGTCCCTACCTTACGATAACTGATAGTCTTGACATCAATAAATCTTACTTCCCCTGTCTCTTGATTTACTAAAACTAAATCAATTGGACCTATGGCTGACATATTTTTAAATACCATATAGCCTTCTTTCAAAAACTTTATGACAGCTTTAAATTCGCTTATGTCTCCGATTACTTGCTTTGGATCTCTCCCCATGACGGGCCTATCTCCATATCCACTTTCAGTGGTACTTTAAGTTCAACCGTTTCTTCCATCATTTTCCTAATCTTGATGGCTTGTTCTTCACTTTCAATTGATACATTCAATTCATCGTGAACTTGTATATGTGATACTATACCTTCTTTATATAAATCAACCATAGCTTTTTTTGTCATGTCCGCAGAAGACCCTTGAATCAACCTATTTAAAGCTTTATAAGTCCATGCTCTTTTGAGGTCTTTTCCATATTCTCTTTCAGCGTCTGCTAAAGATAGTGACTTATGTATACCAAATGCTCTCGGTTCCCATAAATCAAAACGACATTTTCTACCTAATAAAGTTCTAAGATATCCTACACTGTCCGCTTTCTTCGTAGCTTCTTGCATAAGTTGTTTTACGAAAGGAACATTACCATGAAACTTAGCAAACAAATCTTCTGCTTCATCTGGATTTAAACCCAATTGACTAGCAAGTTTACCTTTACCCATTCCATACATCATACCTAAATTAATTGTTTTAGCAGAGGATCGATCAATCCCCGCCATGTCCGCAACTGCTTGATGAAAGTCAGGGTCCTCTGTTTTGTAAGACTCAATAACTTTATCAGCCCCTTTTAAACCACCTTGTGTCAAAGCTGCAAAATGCACTAACACTCTAGGTTCTTGTTGAGAATAATCAAAGCAACCCCACGTGCAGTCTTTCTCAGGAACAAAAATAGATCTGATCATTGGTCCGAGTTCCTTGTTTCGTGCAGGAATTTGTTGAAGGTTCGGGTTACTATAACTAAATCTACCCGTGACTGTACCACCTTCATCACTTCTCATTTGATGTATCTCTGCATGAATCTTACCTTTGTAAGAATGCTTTAAGATTGTATCTATAAAAGTTGTTCTCGCTTTGTTAATCTCTCTTGCATTAGCTACAATACGTGCAAAAGGATTCCTATGTGTTACTAAAAAGTTTTTATCAAACTTAGGTTGACCAGACTTTTCTGTTCTTTCATAAGGTATGTTGAGTTTATCAAAAGCTTTAGCGATACTTTTTGCTGCCCATATATCTACCTCAAATCCGCTGTCCTGTTTAATGCGAGACAGAAATGTTTTCTCTCTTTTCTCTAAACTTCTTTTGATAGAGTCAGCCTTTTCAAGATTAACACAAACACCTTTCCATTTCATATCTAACAAACAAGGAAACAACTCTGTTTCTAAATTAAATATACTTGTTAACTCTTGTTTAATAATTTCTGTTTTGAAGTATTGCCATAGTTTCAAAGTCAGATCAGCATCTTGTTCTGCGTAAGGACCGACATACATAGGTGGCAACTTATACATTTCACCTTTAGCATCGACACCCCATTCCTTTGCCGCTTCATACAATAAACCTTCTGACTTTGAATCTTGTAAGTATTCTTTTCCTAACTCATTTAAAGAATATCTAAATCTATTTTCATTAATTAAAGGTGCAGCAATTAAAGTGTCTATAATTCTTCCTTTGACTTCTAATCCCCACCAACGTAACCAACCTACGTCATACATAGCATTGTGAAAAACTTTATCACAAGGCAAGTCCAATATCTTTTTCACCTGTCTTTTAATAATATTCTCATCAAAATTACCACCACCTTCATGACGTATAGGGAAGTAACCTTTCCAACCTTCTACAGCAATAGCAATACCTGCAATGTAACCATTACCAATTGCCCAACCTGGCCCCATACTTTTAATACCTGGATCATTTGTTTCTAAGTCAATTGCAATTTCTTTTGCATCAGATAAATCCGGAATATTTTCTGGAGGTAGCCATTCACTTGGCGGTTGAAATAAAGGTATCTGTGTCATTTATTTTCTTTATTTATTTTTGACACTCTATCATCTATTTCAATCTCTGCTGCAATAGCTGCATATCCTGCAATATCTATATAAGAATCTTCTTTATGTTTTGTCTTCAATCTAGCTATCTTAAGTAATATCATACAAATAGCTACATCATGTGCTGAAACAGGGTGCCCTAAGTATTCACTCCATAGATTAGCTATGTTTGTGTGAGTTGTAATTTTGTTACCATAATCACTAGCTCTATCACCTTGTATAAGTTCTTTTGCTATCTTTAATATATTATCACTCACTGACATCGTTTGACTCCTTTATGTTTTGTATATCTTGTTTAAGTGTCCTTAGTTCTATCTTTAAAATTTTTAAACGATCTATGATTTCTTCTTTTGTTAATGTAAAAGATAGAGATAACAGAATAGTCATTTTTTTATCTGTTACTTCTAACTGTTTTAGTAATACGTCTTTCATTAAAATGCCTCCGAAAACTCTCTGTTTGTTTTAGATCTAACTATGTTGAGACTTTTTTTTGCTCTTGTCATACCAACATAAAAGACTCTTCTTTCTTCATCTTTATCTTTCCAATAAGACTCATCTGTTCTACGAGATAAATCAGTCAACAACATAACGTTGTCTGCCTCTCCACCTTTGGCTCCGTGTATCGTGGACAGTTTAATCTTCGGAGAGTAATCCAGATTCTGTCCACGACGGAGTACCGCGCGAATATAGGAGGACTTAATGCGCGGAATACTGTCTAATGCTTCAAACCAAGGTAAGTTACTATCAACTTTTAATCCGTGATTCGTGGTCAGTGTTTCGTAGTCATACAACGCTTCTCTGTCTGCTTTCTGCAGTGTCTTATGACCTTTCTCTACTGACTTATCTACATGTAAAAAATAATAAAATTGTTTTACTTCTTTATAGGTAATCTTTTCACCTTTACGAATACTCTCCCAAGATTTAATACCTTTTAATACTCTGCTATCTACAGAAGTAGTATTATTCCTGGAGTAGTAATAACCATTTAATTTTAAATTTTCTTCTAACTTATCAAGAGTATATTTATTACGAGCAAGAACCAACCAATCACCCTCTGTCAACTTACTCAACTGCTCTGTAGGATAATAATTAATCTCTCCTTCTTCTTCTCTAGCTGACCATTGCTTATCTACACGTTCTTTTACTCTAGAAATAAGATCAGTTGCTTTCTTTTGAATTTTTAAAGGTAGTCGATAAGACTTATCTAATATTTTTCTTTCGCCCTTCATGTTAATTAAAAACTCAGGTCTAGCACCTGCCCACTTAAATATGGCTTGGTCATCGTCTCCTGCAATATAAACTCTCTTTGTTCTTTGTGCTATTCTGTCTACCATTTGCCACTGTAACCAACTTAAGTCTTGTGCTTCATCTATAATAACAACATCAAACTCAGGCATCAAGTCTACATCTCTTTTATTAAACTGAATAAGCATATCAGTGTAGTCATATTTCTTTCTTGGAAAGATACCACCAAACTTATACTCATATAGACCTCTTTCTATATAATCTAATTTTAACCAACCACCTGGTAGATGCCCCGTCGTGGGATTATCAAACTGTTGCTTTGCCGGAATACCGTTAATTTTTGACAGATCTATTATTCTTGTAAAGATATCATCAGGTAGGCCTGCTCCATATTTTTCTACTTTTTTATTAGGGTTGCTTAATTTTATCTGTAGTTTATTTGACAAAAAAGAATAGTCATCATCATTCATAACGTCTTCTTCTCTCAAACCTAGTTCTCTATATGCCAAACTGTGAAGTGTTCTAAAGTGTCTAAAGTCTTTTGTGTCGTAGTTAAAAGTATTAGCAGCTCTACTAAGAGCTTCCTCTGCTGCTTTTTTTGTAAATGCAAAGTAACCAATCTTGTTAGGTGCTACTCCATTCTTTAATTCTTTTTCTACTAACTGTAATAGATAAGTTGTTTTACCTGTTCCTGGAGGACCAAAGATTATATTTCTCAAAATGGTGCTTCCTGTTCCAAACTTGGTAAATCTAAAGATTGATCTTCTTTCTTTTTATAAGGTACATACCACATATACACTGTTTTATTCTTAACTTTCTTTCTTGTATCTCCACCACCTAGTTCTCTAATACGAGCACTCATTTGAGTTGTAGAAAAATCTTTAAATCTTTTCTTATCTAAAAAATCTTGCAAAGAGTCCATTCTAAAAAAGGCGCTTTCATTTTCAAACCATGCTTTACCTATAAATATTTCATCTATATCCATAGCCGCTCCTTGATCATCTAAGAATGATTCTAGTAAGGTGTCAAACCTGCCTTCTTTTCTAATTTCTTTAGGCATCTCTATAACTTCTACGTCGTTAAGAAGTTGTTGTAATCGTCTAGTCCAATCATTACCATTCATAGGATTAGGAATAATATTAAGATGATCCATACAAGCTTTCCTAAATTTGTTTTGATCAAACAACTGATCTGTTTCTAATACAATTCTTTTACCGTCTACATTTAAAAACCAAACAGATTGATCACTTTGATATTTTGTTAAATCAGAAAAACTATGTTCAAAAGAATCACCTATACCAAACTTTCTAGTTTTACAAACTATAGGAGAACAAACAGAACACATAGGTTGGTCTTTGCATTTAAATTGATAATCTTTCTTTTCGTGTTGTCTAACTGTCTTCTGTACTTGATCTGATCCTAAAGGATTCTCCATATATTTATAATTAAATTCATCTATTTTCTTTTTCCATTCATCTGGCCATTTCTTTTTTGCGTATACTGCATATTGATATAAAGTATTATCTCTTCCCCCTTCAGGAATACCTTGAGACATCAACGTTGCTAAACAAGGAGGACCATCATCTAACTGACTAACTTCTTTTTTTCTTTTTACTTTAAAAGCTACTAAGTCTTCTTCATTAGTACAATGAGTATCATAGAGTTCATAAAACTCTTCTACAGTGGCGGCTGTTCCGTCGTCCTTGAATGCATATCTATTACTATCATCACCGTTGTGGTAAGGTAAGTTTAGAAAATTACCTGTATCTCCTCTATCTGCTTTGATCTCTATTTGTTTTGGAAATATTTCACAATTTGCATATCCTATCTCTGCAGACCATTCTAATAATTTATCTCTTACTAATCTTGCTTGAACAGGTTGTTTTAAAAATATAAATACATGTGCTCCTCCACTTTTTGAACGACACATAACTAAAGGTAGTTTAAGATTTCTTATACCTGTAACAATTTTTTTATAATCTAAAGGATAGACATCTATATCTATACAACCCCACCTACAAGTGGAGTCATCCATAATAGGTATAATACCTAAACTAGGATCTTTACCTGCTAAATGATCAATCCACAGTCCATCAGTGACTTCTTGTTTCGTTATAAAAGCTTTACCGGATACCTTACCATTATCTTTTTGTCCTTCACTTTTATATTGACCATAGGCTCGTTCCAACCCACTAAAAATCTTTTTAAATTTGTTTACTCTCTCATCCATGTTTTATAAAAAAAGGGGGCCGAAGCCCCCTAAATATTTAAAATGGTGTGCTTGCTGAAGAAGGCGCGTCTTCTTCATACTTAACTTTACTTTCACCTTTGCTTACACTCTCGTCAAATAATTTTGCCTCAGAGTAATAATTAGCATTCGTTAGTTGCTCTTCAATAGTGATTTCCCAACCATGCCAATTACCTTTATCGTTTCCTTCTTTAACAGTTTTTAATCTGTAAAAGAAAGCGTAAGAAGGAGGTGTGAATAAGCCATTCTTACCTTCTAGTTTTTGTGTTTGTCTCACGGTGTTCCACTTCTTAGACTTTTTAAGTTGTGTACCCTTCATAGTAATAACTGCCGGAGTTGTGACACCATTTTCTCCTACTACAAGAATAAAATGATTACCACAAGTCTCGATATAATTACCGTTTTCTAAACGATCTTTATTGTTATCATCGCGAGTTGTTTTGGTAAGAATGTCACTGCTTGCACCATAAATATTTACAGGTGCACTTGTGCCTTGACCTCTATCTGTCCATTCTACATACTGTCTTTCGTAAGCGCAGTGTAGAACTCTAATGCCTTTTAATCCATCGTACAGTTCATTAGTCACTGTATTATAAATCATACCTGCTTTTGCACCTTCAATAGTTTCAATCTCAGGTGACAAAGCCATAAGGACTTTTATTCTAGGTGTCGCTAGATCATCTTGTGTAAGATTTTCTAGACCCTTACTTGCATCTTTTTCCATCATAGAAATATCCAATGCAGGTAATTTACTTTCGGCTTTCTTTGCAACTGCTTGTTGCGTTGGTTCTTGGTTCGTCATTATATGCTCCTTTTACTTTTTACTTATTTTGGTTTCGGCGCCAACGAAGACTCCGAAGGTTTCCATGGGCAACTCACTACCTTTAGTGACTTGCTCACGCACGAACGCTTTTAGTGTCATAGGTTCTACCCAAACTTTTTGTTGTGGTTGTAACCCTAACCCTTCGACTTTATTTAAAAAGTCAGAGGCAGCATTGTCTTCCCCTTTTCCGAACGTAGCGGAAACTTGATTTTTGATAAGATCACCATGACCGTTATCACGTAGCCACTGAAAAGCTACTTCTCTATGTTTGACAGGTATAGAAGCTTGTATCAGTTGTTTAACTTTTATTACTTCTCCACTGTCTAAGCTAATACTCTCTAATCCTAATTCCGACATTTTAGCAGGAATTATTTCTTGTGACAATTTTCTTTTAAGATTAGATTTAGACTTCAACTGTAACTCAAGCTGATCAATTTCTTCATCTATTCTAACTTGTTGAGAGCATAACTCTGATAACTCTTTTAAAGAGTCATCTTTAATATTAGGTGATTTTATGTCACCCTCCATTTGGTCTAATAAACTATCCATCAATTTCTCCTTTCTGATATAAGTCTACTTCTACGGGATAATATTTAAATTCCATCTTATCCCATTTTAAACATTTAAAGAATCCTCTATTATTATCAGCAGCAATAGAACAGGCTATGCCTATTACAACAGGATCACCTGCTAATAATAAATAGTCATCATCATTAAAATCTTTTAATTTCTTTTTTAGTCTCTTAGTTGTAGGTCCTGAACTCAACACTACTTGAGAACCCTCTGGCATAAGTAATTGTAACTTACCAAAACGTTCAGCGTCTAATACATTTCTGCCTCTAACTTCTTGGACAACGTATACAGTCATTCTTTCTCCTTTGTATTTATCCCAATATAATGATTGACAAAACAAATTGCAAGTATTATTTTTAAAATAATTCTAAGAAAGGAATAAAATGGATTATAAATTTAAAACAGAGCCTTATGAGCATCAATTACAAGCTTTAGGGGCTTCACATAATAAAGAAAATTTTGCCTTACTTATGGAAATGGGTACAGGTAAATCTAAAGTATTAGTAGATAACATAGCTATGTTATATGACAAAGGTAAGATTGATTCTGCTTTGATTATTGCACCTAAAGGTGTTTATAGAAACTGGGAAAAGCAAGAGATACCTATTCATTTACCTGATCATGTAAAACATCAAATGATTATTTGGTCACCTAATAAAACTAAAAAACAAGAAAAAGAACTTAATAAATTATTTAAGCATGAAGAAGAACTTATGATTTTTATTATGAACATAGAAGCTTTTAGTACAAAAAGAGGTACAGAAATGGCTGAGAAATTTTTGTTAAGTCATCATTGTTTAATGGCTATAGATGAGTCTACTACTATTAAGTCTACCACAGCATCAAGAACTAAAAATATTTTAAAGCTAAGAAAATTAGCTAAGTATAGAAGAATTCTTACAGGTTCTCCCGTCACTAAAAGTCCTTTAGATTTGTTCACTCAGTGTTATTTTTTAGATCCTTATCTATTAGATTTTCAATCTTATTATTCTTTTAAATCTAGATACGCTGTTTTAAAAAGACAACATATGGGCAGTCATTCTTTTGATCAAATCATAGGGTATCAAAGATTAGATGAACTTAATCATAAGTTAAATCAATTTTCTTTTAGGGTTTTAAAAAAAGATTGTCTTGATTTGCCTGAAAAAGTTTACACAAAAAGATATGTAACTATGACTACAGAACAAAATCAAATATATGATCAAATGAAAAATCATGCTTTATCTCATTTAAAAACAGGGGAAGTTGTAACTGCAGCAAGTGCTTTAGCACAAATGATTAAGTTACATCAAATAACTTGTGGTCATATAACTACAGATTTGGAAGAGCATGATATTCGTATTCAAGAAATTCCTCACAATAGAATCAATGTTTTAAAAGAAACTTTACAAGAAGTTGATGGTAAAATTATTATATGGGCTACATATATACACGACATACAAAAGATAAAAGAAACTTTGGAAGAAGAGTATGGAGTCAATTCAGTTGAAACATTTTTTGGTGGTACTGCATCTGACGACCGTCAGGAAATAGTAGGTAAATTTCAAGACATGGATAGTGAACTTAGATTCTTAGTAGCAAATCCTAGGGTAGGTGGCTATGGATTAACTTTGACAGCCAGTCATACAGTTATTTATTATTCTAATAATTATGATTTAGAAGTCCGAATGCAATCGGAAGATAGAGCGCATCGAATAGGGCAAGTAAATAAAGTTACTTATATAGATCTTATGGTAGAAAAAACTGTAGATGAGTTAATTATAAAGTCTTTGAGAAATAAAATTAATTTAGCTAGTCAAGTCTTAGGTGAAGAGTTTAAAAAATGGTTGGTATAACTATTTCATATTAGCTAGGGGATTAGCTAAAGTTTTTTGAATTGTATTTGCAACTTTTTCTTCTAGTTCAATCATTTCTTCTTTAATGTCTTTGATTGCATTCTTGATATCAGCTTGATTCTCACGAGAATCTTGTTTTTGATTTTGCTCTACGTCTTCAATTATAGATTCAACTCTTCGTAAATCTGTACGAAGATCATTTTTTAATTCGTTGGCTACGTCAGAGACAAGTGAAACTTCACTAAGTAACATAGTCATCTCTTGCATAATCATATCTACTTCGGTTTGTAAAACTTCTAATTTTGTCTCAAAGCCGCTCAAATCGGGGGCCGAATATGATAGCATTACAGATTTCATGTCTTGGTAATCCTTGAAGGCAACAAAGCCGCCATACAGCGACCCTATGAGAGTTCCAAGAGCAAGTAAGATACCAAAGACTTTGCCTCCCTTAAATTTTAATCCTCCAAATTCAGCTTCCATTATTTACCTTGTCCTCTGTATTTTTTGTATGATCGTCTTTTATGTTTGTTTATTGCTGACATTTTCATACGACCGTTACCAATAGAAGTTCCTTTAGGCTTGTGCTCTAAATTACTTACTATAGTTTGTTTTGCCATTATTTATATTGTGCGTCTATCATTTGATCGTAAACAGTTTTACTACCGCCAAATAATACGTATCCAGCTATATTATTATCAGAAATTGTTGTGTCAGGCAATGTATCATTATTAAAAAAACCCTCTATATTAGGTATGCTTTGTTGTACATCAAAAAAGTCTTTTGAATTACTTAATATATTCATAACTATTAAAGTTTTAATTTGATTACCTGTCTCGTATCTGCCTTTGTCACCCATGTTTTTAACTATTTTTGTAGCTGCTTTTTGTTTAGCTGTAGGTTCTTTTTTAGGTTCCTCAACTTCTTTCTTTACTTCTTCAGGCTCGGGTTCTTGTTCTGGTTCGGCTTCAATTTCTTCTGCCTCTTGTTTTGTTTCTTCAGGTTCAGCTTCCGATTCAGGGTCCGTGGTCTCTGATTCAGGTTCCATTTCAGGCTCTTGTATGTCTTCTTGAGCGGTCTCGGGTTCAGGTTCAGTAGACTCATTATCCATAGTAGTCTCCACAATAGGCTCTTCTGTTGATTCAATATTTACTACCTCCATTTGTTCAGGTTCTGGAATATCCATCTCCATTTCAATATCCATTTCTACTGATGCTACTGTAATTTCCATAGGCATTTCCATATCCATTTCCATGTTTGTAGGCACCATGACAACATCAGGCATAGGCATTTCCATGTTCATATCCATATCCATTTGAAAATCCATTTCAAACTCTTGCATTTCCATTTCTACAGACTCAAAAGAAAATTCTTCTACAGGTGCTTCTATAGGCTGAAAATTAAAATCATCTGTAACTTCATTATTATCAAATATCATTTCTGCAACATCGTTAGCATCTTGGCCATAGTCCAATACTATAAATTCTTCAAGTTCTTGTATCTGCTGATTAACAATTGTAGTCACCACGTTGTAAAGTATATTGATCGAAACATCATCAAAGACTGGTCCTACGGCAAGAGAAATATCACGCCCTCCTACTTCAACTATAATTTTATTTAGAAAACCAGAGAAATCGAAACTACCGGAATATTGCTGGTAGCCTGATGTAACTCCAGATTCAGATAAGATATCAGTTCCTGTAAAAACTTCAGTATTTCCATATTTTCCTGTTACGTGTAAATAAATTCTGTCATCGGGGTCTTGTTTATCTACTTTAATTGTATAATTCGTTTCACCACCATGTGTAATTGTTAAATCAGATATGTCAATAGTTTGTATGAATGTTGAACCCATGCCTTCTACACCCATATTAGAAGTTGTATTACCACTACCTGTAATACCTGCACATTTATCAGTACCTAAACCATAACAAGAATCACCACTTGGCATTGTGGCAGGTCCTTCACCTCCCCAATCAGAGTCCATATCACCTTCTTTAGTAGAAGTTACATATCCATTAGAGCCATCTAAAATGTCTCCTGAATCTTGATTAGTGACTATAGTGTCTGTGACTTCTGACCCTGAAGTTTCACTAGTTATACCTGGTGTACAAAGACCGACTGTTTCTGTAGTGCAGACTGCGTAAAGATTAGAGTAAAAGCAGGAGAGTAATACCACCAAGAATATATTTCTTAATATCATCATGTCCTTCTTTTTTCGGTTCTTCTTTAATTTTTTGTTGTTCTTCTGTTTTAGCCATAGCTGCAAATACTTGACTACCTTCAGGTACCATTTGAGGATTATCTAACCAACCTTGTTTAGCGTCTTCTCCAATAGAACCCATGTACGGGCAAAAACTGGCTGACATCCACATTGCATCAAAAATTCGTGGGTCTGCGCAGAGCGTAGCAACTGCAGCTACACGCATATTCATACCGAAAAGTGACCTTGCTAGCTTAATCATTTCACAATTTGTGTCTTTGATTGTTATACCTGAACTAATACCTAAGACTTGAGTTTGAATACTTCCAGAATATCCACTCGTACATACATCACTATTATTGACTACCACG